TAGAAGGAGATGTAGGTTTTTGGAATGATCAAAGAAATAGTCGTTTAGCTAAAAAAAATAAAACTAAAATAGATACGGATTGGATTGCATCATATGATAAACAATTAGCTAGTACATATAAAGCAATGAGTGAAGAAATTCCTAAAATCTTAAAGAATGCTAGTAGTTCTTATAATACTATTCTTGGTACAAAGGAAGCTGGCTTAGCTGCTATTCAAGCTCTTATACCAAGACAAGAAAAAAATATGAACAAGCCAATAGATGTATCACAAGTTGATCCACGATCACAAATTGCAAATAGAGTTAAGTTAGTTAATCAATATTCACAAACAAAACCAACGCCAGTCTTTGAATCTAGACCAGCATAAGGAGAATCACTATGGGTGGAGGACCAACAGTATCGGGTGGTATGAGTAAGTCTGAGTATGATGCAGCGTTAAAAGAACAAAGAGAATACTCTGAGAAGGCTGATCTAGCTAGAGAAGCTAAGCTTGCTGAGTATGAGCAAAACAGAATCAAGTCTGAGCAAGACCTAATCACAGCACAAAAGAATGCTGAGATGGCTAAGGTAACTGCACAGCAAGATGCTGAGGCGATGACTGCTGAAGAAGCATTGGCTGCAAGTCAAGATACTACAATGAACACAGATAGATTAAATTCTAATATGGCTGCTGCTCTATATAGTGGAGTAGTGGGACAAGATTCTGTAAGACCCAAGTAAGGAATTAAATGAAAGAACAAACACTAGAAGAACGGTTTAGATTATTAGACGGTAGACGACAGTACCGAATGACTCTTGCAAGAAAGTGTGCAAGTCTGACTATTCCTTCAGTGTTACCACCAGTTAATTGGACTGATGGTATGGCATTAACTCAACCATTCTCATCCATTGCAAGTCGTGGTGTTACAGCAATGGCAAGTAGAATGTTATCTGCACTAATGCCATTAAACGATTCTCCATTCTTTCGGTTTGGTTTAAAGAACGGTGCTGAAGCTACCCCAGAAATCAAAGCATACCTTGAAACATTATCATATCAAGTATTTAATAAAGTTGTATGTCAGAATCTAAGAGAAACAATCTTTCAAGCACTACAACATTTAATTATTGTTGGTGATGTAATGGTTATTATGGATGATGACTTTTCTTTTAGAAATATTAGAACTGATCAGTATGTTGTACAACGAAATGTACAGGGTAAGGTAATTGAAACTATCCATTTAGAATATGAACCAGCTGATGACGGTGAGGGTGAGGACTATGCTACCTCCGCTGCTGGTCTTGAGATTAAACAAGGCTATCAAGTTTTGTATTGTCAATATAAACTAGATGAAGAAAAGAATATTTGGTATAGTAAGAAAGAGAATGATGATGGTGAGGTTGTAGATAGTGGCGAGTATACAGTATCCCCTCTTATTCCTCTGCGTTGGTATGGTATCATGGGCGAGAACTATGGTCGATCACACTGCGAAGATATCTTAGGAGATCTAATGTCTCTTGAAAACTATACACAATCACACATTGAGGGCATGGCAGCATCATCCACATTCTGGATTGGTGTTGATCCTGCTGGTATGACTGAGTTAGATGATATCTCGTCTGCCAATAACGGTACATTTATTCCTGCTAGACAAGCAGATATCTTTTGCATTAGTCCAGCACAGACATTGAACCCACAGGTAGCATCTACTGCTAACGCAGTTGCTGAGATGCGCCGTGAGGTTGCTGATGCGTTCTTAATGACAAGAGCTGCTATCCCATCTGGTGATAGAGTCACAGCCACAGCCATTCGTATGATTGGTTCTGAGCTTGAGACTGTATTGGGTGGTGCGTTCTCTGCTATTGCTAGAGATCTAATGGAACCTATTATTAAAAGAACTATCTTTATCATGTTAAACAACGGTGATATGGATGAGGGTATGTATTCTCAGTTCTTTGATAAGGATGGTACGCTACAGACTGAGATCATCACTGGTCTACAGGCTTTGTCACGGGATTCTGATCTTCAAAAGCTCATGCAAATGGGTGAGATGGTTCGTAATCTACCACCACAGGCACTACAAACATTCAAGTGGGACTCTTATGCTACGGCATTGATCTCATCACTTGGGTTTGATGCTCGTATGTGGGTTAAGTCTGCGGAACAAGTGGCTCAAGAGCAACAACAACAGCAACAACAAGCTATGCAGATGCAAGCTCAACAACAAGCTGGTAGTGCGGTGACTAGTGGTGTCGTTAATACGGCAACACAAGCAGCACAGCAAGATATCCAACAGACTGGTGGTCAGAATGTTGGCGCAATGATGCAACAACTAGGTATCGACCCATCACAACTAGGTATGGGTCAACAACAACAAGGTATGTGATATGAGAAAACCATTAAACAAAGCTAAGATGTCATGCAATAGCCCACAGAAATCTCCAAACCCAGCTAAGAAACGAGTTGTTAAGGCTTGTTCTAATGGTACTGAAAAGATTATTCACTATGGTGCTACTGGTTATGGTAATAATTATTCAGCGGCTGCTAGAAAATCCTTTAATGCTAGGCACAACTGTGCGGCTGCTAAGGATAAGCTAACCGCAAAGTACTGGGCTTGTAAAGATCTTTGGGGTGGTCCAGGAAAATCTAAGACAAGTTGCCCTAAAAATAAAAGGTGTAAATAATTATGGCTAAATGTAAATGCTCTCACTCAAAAGACACTAAGAAGCAACCAGCAAAGACGGCTAAGTATGCGAAGAAAAAGAAAAAGTAAGTTTATTATTAACAACATTGACTTTATTAATGCGTGTCGCAAGATGCGTATGCGTTATTCCAAACTATTAAAACGATTAAAGGATGTACTATAATGTCTAATGTATTTACAGCATCCGTTAATAATCAGAAACAATTTATATTACCAGTAACTAATCTATTACCACAAGGTGGTACTGTTTTAGCTAATACTGCAACAGCACAAGCATGGGCAACCATAGTAATTCCAGATGAAATTAAGAATAATAATTATGATTATATTTCTTTTTCTTGTTCAAGCTCAACAGCAACAGGTGAACCATCTGTTTGTGTAGTTAATCTTGAGTATTTATTGCCATCAATTATGGATAACACCTTAACAGTAATAGGTGGTACTGATATTGGATTAGCTGGTGGTAGATATAAAGTGGAAATTAGACCACAAAACGGACAGTTATTACCTATAGATATTAAATGTTTATATGCTATTTCTAGACCAGCTACTGGTTATTCTACATACACACAAGTTACTAATATTACTTTGTGGAAAACATTCTTCACTAGTGATGCTAATAATAGCAACACATTTATTAAAGACGGTTTACTTTATCAAGGCGTAAATGCAAACTTTGCGCCATAACCTTAAGGAGATACTTTACAATGATTGATGAAACTAATGAGACTCAGACTTTTGAATATCAACAACCAGTTCCAACGAGCGAGGCTGATATTCAAGTACGACAAACTGAACAATCTCCAACGGCTACCCCAGATGCAATGCAAGTTGCTAGGGAACACCAAGCTTTTGAAGCGTATGTTAAGAATCAGGGTATGGAAATCCCTAGTAATTTTAAAGATACTTCAGCTTGGTTTAATTCTTTAAAGAATGCTCAGAGTGAGTACACTAAGGCACGACAAGAAGTTGCTGAACTTAAGAAGACCTATGGTCAGATTGATGGTGGTTCTAACCCAGCATATGTACCAGAACCAACGCCAGAGGTTGTTGCTATTACTAAGGTTCCAGAAGAACTTCGTATTCCTAACGCAGTACCAGAGGTTGCAAAGACTAACGAACCAGTGAATGAACCTAAGTTTAATGATTCTGATTGGTCTAAGTGGTCTATGGAAGTTGCTGTTAGCAATGACTTGTCAGAAGAAACTAAGTCAGAAATTAAAACTAAGACTGGATTCTCTGATAAGATGATTGGTGATTACATGGAAGGTCAGAAGGCACGATCAAGAGAAGCCTTTGGTAAGGCTGCTGATATTGTAGGTAGCAAAGATAAGTTGCACCAGATCTTTTCGTGGGCTGCTAAGACGATGACCGTACAGCAACAAGCAGAGATCAACGCCACACTTGCTAGT